ATGAAACACGAGAAACCGGAACTCTCCAGAAAGAATCCCTACTGTCTGCCGAAGTATCGATACCTGGAACTCAAGAACTTCTGTTTCCAATACAACGACTGGAAACGGGCACTGGCGAGGCTGAATGGCTGGCGAGCGCAGGAGGGCGATATGGGTGGCATCGTAAAGAGCAACGTACCATCTGACCCGACTGCACGAGAAGGAATGCTGAGAGCGTACTATTCGCAGCACATTGAACTCATTGACCGCTGCATTTACAAAATGGAACCGGCGCTCCAAACATACATCCGGAAAGGTGTAACGGAAGGACTGTCCTACAAGAGTCTTCGTGCAAGGGGATGTCCGTGCGGCTCCCAGATGTACTACGACTTCTACCGCAAGTTCTTCTGGCTTTTGAGCATCGAACGCCAATGACGCGAAAAATTCAGCCGCCTTTATGAAAGGTGGTAGATACTTATGTTTAGTCTGATTATTGCAATTCTGATCATTGTACTGCTGGTGAAGGCGATCGGCCTCATTGGCGCAAAAACGGAAGAGGTGAGACAGAGAACAAAGAGAAGACACTAAAGAGTGAGAGCTGCTGAGAAATCAGCGGCTCTTTCTTTTTACGCAGACGCGAAAAATTCATGGCATATTATGGAGAAGATAGCTCAGCATGGGAGAGCGCCGCTTAACTGCGGAGGTCATGGGTCCAAATCCCATTCTTTTCTTTTTGCGCAGGCGCGAAAAATTCAGTGTCCTTTATGGAAGATAAGAGAGCTATAATTGGAGGAACGATTATGACTGATATGATGAATATGCTGATGACGAATTACTATTGGGTCGAGGTTATATTAGCTGTTGGTATGGCTATATATTATGGGCCAAAAGTGTTTGATAAAAAGTAACAAATCTAAGAGAACGAAGTAACGGAAAAGATATTTCGCTCTCTTATCTTTTTGCGCAGGCGCGAAAAAATCAGCCTCCTTTATGGAAGAAAATGTTAATAATAGGAGGTAACTGCTATGTTTAAGTATATTATTAAGGGTTTCGAGGAAATGATGAATTCTATCGAGAAGGGCTTTAACGAGACGATGAACGTCTCTTACCCTGAGGTGGAACGCAACGAACTCGAGCTCATTACTGATTACTACATGGGCGTACGATAAAACATTCGACCGGAGACGGAGTCTGAGGAAACTCGGACTCTTTCTTTTTTCTATTCTAAGTTAGACGCGAAAAACTCCGCTTCTTTTATGGAAGAAGATGTCTTCCGAAGAACGAAAGGAGATTTTTACGATGAAACATTACAAGAGAGTAAAGGCTACTTACGACCGCGGTTATGTGAACGCGATGGATAAGATACGTGTGTTTATCGAGAGCAACCAGAAAGTTATGTACATTGGTACAGGCGAGTATGCGAATGCCTCGACAGCACAGGCATCTTACACGAACGCGATAAACCTGATCCGGGCCAGTGGTCTGGTACGAGCTGCTTGCAACAGAGGAGAATTATTTCTGATTCGCAACGACATCTGAGCCGACAAGGGCTGTGGAGAAATCTGCAGCTCTTTATTTTTTTTTTCATCACGCATTCGCCCAAAAGGCGGTGCAGAATATTACAAAGGAGAAAATCAAAATGGTGTATCTGGTTTACCTGCTTGCATTGATATTTATCGTGCTGGGCTTTCTGTTCGGTGTTTCGGTCGGGTGGAAGTGCATACATGGCAGGAACTCGGTCGGGAACTTGATGATCGCCCCCGGAGACGAGAACGAACAGCCTTATATTTTTCTCGACCTGACGACATCCGTAGAATATCTGGAAAGCTCTGAATATGTGGTGCTGAAAGTGAAACCGCTGGAGACGCGAGAAAAACAGTCCGTTTAACGGAGGAAACTCCGAATTTACTGATAAAGGAGAAGATCAAAATGGAAAACAAAACATTATTGAACGAGACTTTGAAAAGTGGGATGGAATCGCTGAAAACGATGAAGCCCGGTTCTGAGGAGTATGCCGCTGCGGTGAACAGCCTGGCAAAGCTCCACGAGATGCAGATGAACGAGACTGCGGAAGAGAACAGCAAAACTGCGAAGGAAGACGAACTGCAGCTGAAGAGGCAGCAGGCGGAAGCTGACGTGCAGAAGGCTGACTCTGACCGCAGGGTCGAAATTCTGAAGACCGTGGGCGGCATTGCCGGAACGCTCATCATGGGCGGCTTATTCGTATGGAACCAGGTGAACGGATGGTTCAATGAGGAAGAAGGACACATTCCGCTGTCGCCGACATTCAAGGATGGTTCCAGAACTTTGATGCAGAACATCTTTAGAAAGTAAGGAGGACTGGAGAGTCTGAGCGAAAGCTTCGGGCTCTCTTTTATTTTTATGAGATACCATGAAGAACCGCCCGACATCTGGACGAACTACTACGGCAAGGTATATCGCTGCGACCATCCGGTCTACCGTGTTTCGACCCTTTACATGGAACGGGACAAGGGGCTATGCGTCATCCAACAGCGCTACAACGAGGAAACCAAAGCGACCTACTGGGGGCCTATCGACCCGTGGCTGACCGACAAAATTTATCTGCGCATCGGATTCAAGGAGTATTTTGATGCTCACGCAAAGAAGAAGGACTCGCACGGGTACTTTCCGACGGTCACTGTCCGACAGCTCATGTGGGCGCTGCGGATGAAACCGCTCAAGAAAGAACGCTGGGAGACCAGCTTTGACCATGTACCGATTTGAGGGCCTTTATTTTTTCACTGGACTTTGATATAATATAAATAGAAGAATTGACTGGAGGTGCTTAAAAATGCCTGTATTATGTATGTTTTACGGCATTATTGTTCGGATGTACCGCGAAATAGGCGGGAAGCATAATACGCCTCACATTCACGCAGAATATTCCGGACAGGAAATCGTAGTTGCTCTGGACGGAACGATTCTGGAAGGAAAATTTCCTAAGAGCCAGATGAAGCTTCTGGATGCATGGATGGAGATCCACAAGGATGATTTGGCGGCAAACTGGAAGCTCTTGTCCAACGGCGAACAGTTCTTCCGCATTGATCCTCTGAAGTAAGGAGTGACTTTTATGTTGCAGCCGAAGCTTATTAAAGTTGAGCCCATTGATTCGCTGAAGCTTCGCCTCTATTATGAGACTGGAGAAGTGAAGCTGTTCGATGTGACACCGTACGCAACCGGCTCATGGTATGGGCAGCTGAAGGATGAAGACTATTTCAGAACAGTTCAGATGCTGTCAGGAGGTATAGGCATTGAATGGCCTGAAGGCCAGGATATAGCCCCTCATGAGCTATACGAAAACAGTGTCATAGTAAAGAAAACTGCATAAGTCATTGATATTTTCGAGGAGAGCTTACGAGAGATCGCAGGCTCTTTTTCTTTTGCTCAAGACGCGAAAAAATCTCCTTGTATTATGGGATAAAGCCCGAAACAAAGGAGAACGTATTATGAACGAATCTATTTTTAATAAAATTTGGAACTATACGATTTCGGTCGGGCAGATCATTACGACATTCCTGATCGGGTGCGCTGTTGCACTCGTGATGTGGCTGTTCGTACAGATTTTCCGGCCGTCGAAAGACTGATATTTTTACGATAGACCGGCAAACGACGTAACATCGGCTTTATCTCGGGAAGAGCTTATGGAAACATAGGCTCTTTCTTTTTGTCCGGCGCGAAAAAATCAGCCTGCTTTATGGAGGTAAGAGGGCTTACATTGAAAGGAGAAAAACCTATGATGAAAGCTATTAAGAACTTTATGAACAAACCGATTACTTGGGGCGATAGCTTTAAGTGGAGCGGCATTTTGCTGGGGCTGTATGCAGCAGTCATCGGAGCATGTGTTGCTTACGAGAAGTGGACGAACTACAAGGCTGAAAAGGAAATGTTGAAGAAGATGCAAGAGAGCAATCTGGAGGATAATATCTGATAGATACACGCCCTCTTATCTTTTTTTTCAAAATGGAGGTTGAACAATGGAGGACATTATGATTATCCGCTCGAGCTTTATGCGCCGCATCATCTCGCAGATCATCAACAAGGCGCTGAAAAAGCAGATGCCGGGGGTTGAAGTGGAGCTGAAGGACATTCAGGCGAACTGGCTTGACAAGGAGCAGAAAGTGCATCTGCATCTGGAGCTGAACGCTGATGTGACAAAGGCTCAGCTCAATGATATTTTGAAGAATGCCGGAGTGCTGTGACGCGAAATTTTCATGGTGCTTTATGAGATGGTTAGTCTCAGAATTATATTTTGGAGGTACGAAACTATGAAGAAATTGGTTGGAGCAATTACGGGTTGCATTGTAGTTTATTATGTGATTGACGTACTCGCCGCATTAAGTATGGCGTGTGCATGGGACAATTTGGTAAAATACGGCCACATGCAGGCGGCGCATGAACTGGACGATACGTTTCACAAAACGTATTGCAAGCGCAACCAGATGGTATTTGATTTGACAAAGAAAGCACTTTTGAAGGAAATGAAGAGAAAGTAACTAACCGAAACGGAGCTTACGAGAAATCGTAGGCTCTTTTATTTTTCAAAATGGAGGTTGAACAATGAAACTGATGAAATCGTGCGCACGATTCCTGCGAAAGCATGGCGGGACACTGCTGGCTATCGGTGCATCTGTGGGCGTAGTGCTGACGGCCATCGAAACAGGCAAGGCGACCATCAAAGCCGAAAAGTTGGTGGAGCTGAACAAGGATGTGCCTGAGTACGATATGAAAGAAAAGGTCAAGGACTGCTGGCATTTTTATATTCCGGCGGCGGTATTGGGCGCAGGCACGATCGGGTGCATCATCGGCTCGAACATGCTGAGCCGGAAAGAAATCGCAAGCCTGAGCGCGGCCTATGTGGCGCTGGGCAAGAGCTACCAGCAGTACCGCAGGCAGGTGGCGGAGCGCATCGGCACAGAAGAAGAGGAAAAACTGCGGATGGAGGCAGCAAAAGAAACGAAAGCTGAAGATGTCCAGCGAGACAAGGACGGCGATGTTATCCGGCTGTTCTATGAGCCCGCCTCAAAAAGATATTTTCATGCCACGATGTCCAAGGTCATTGAGGCGTCTTATTACTTTAACCGGGAGCTGGCCACGAACGGCTGCATCTCGGTAAACGAGTGGTGCAATTATCTCTGCGCCGACGAACTGACCATAACACCCGAAGGCGACCAGATGGGGTGGTGCATTGACCAGCTGATCTATGACTGGGACGCCTACTGGATGGATTTTGAGTACGACAAGCAGATGACCGACGACGGGTTGGAGTGCTACTATCTGGCACCGGCGCTTGACCCTGTAGAAAACTATCTTGATTATACGGAGGATACCTATCATGCATAAAATCAACTGGTGGAGAGTGGCAAGCATCGCACTGCTGGCAGGAAGCGCACTGCTGGGCTTCGGGCATGACCTGATCGAGGACCAGAAGAGCGAGGACGAACTGCGCAGCATGGTGCAGGAAGAAGTACAGCGTCAGCTGGCAGAGAAGAACAGCACGAACTGACGCGAAAAATTCAGTCTGCTTTATGGAAGAAGATCCAAACTGAACAGATAAAGGAGATTTGAATTATGTATAATCGCAACTATTACGCTCAGGTGGATGATGCTATGATGAAGTTATGGAAGGACTTCGGCAGGAGACTGCTGCACGTGCTGGACGGCACGATGCGGTATGTGCTGACCATGCCGATCCGGCTGTACGAATACATCTACGACACCATCTCCGGAGAACTGGAAAGTCAGCGTGAAACAGAAAATCGCTTCGAGAATTTGAAGCAGCACGGACATATCTGAAAGGCGGGAGCTGTAGAGAAATCTACGGCTCTTTCTTTTATAAATCCATTGATATTTTTGGAGGCATGAACATGAACTGGAAAGCACTGACCAAAACGGCGAAGAGGACCCTCAGCCGGAACAGCTCGAAGATCTTACTGGGCTTAGGCATTGCGGGTGCATTTACTGCAGTTGGCTTTGCAATTACTGCAACGCCCAAGGCCATGATCCTGCTGGAGGAAAAGAAGCAGGAGCTGGGGGTCGAGAAGCTGGACGCCAAGACCATCGTGAAGACGGCAGCACCGGTGTACATTCCCACAGCCATCTCTATGGGCGTCTCGACCGGATGCATCATCGCAGCGAGCAGCGTCAACGACCGGAGAAACGCTGCGCTGGCGGCGGCTTACACCATGTCGGAGACGGCACTGCGGAGCTATCAGGACAAGGTCGTGGAGACGGTCGGGCCGGAGAAGGCGAAGGAAATCAAGGAAGCTGTCGCGCTGGACAAGATGGCGAAATGCCCGGAGCCGGATGAGATCCCGACTGCAAAGAACCTCGCACCGGATGATGTGTCCTATGACAAGAAGGTGAAATGCTGGGAGAGCCTGTCCGGGAAATACTTCTGGACGACGCGGAACGCCATTGAGAAGGCGCTGAACGGCCTGAACAAGCAGCTTCTCAGCGATTTGAGCGTTACGGAGAACGACCTGTACGACTACCTCGGCATGGAGCACTGCAAGAATGGTGACCTGCTGGGCTGGGACACCCAGAGTTGCATGATGGTGGATACGTTCTACGGTTCTCGTGTGGACGAAGAGGGGATGCCTTGTCTGGTACTGGACTACAACACGCCTCCGAAGTGGCTGGGGTACTGATATTTTCAGACCCCGGCGCGAAAAAATCAGCTTGTCTTATGGAGGCAATACTCCGACATTATAAACTTATTTATAAGAAAGAGGTAACAAAAATGGACGAAATGAACAACGTGACTATGGAGAACGAGACTTCTATGATGGAGAACACTCCGGTTGAGAACTTGGTCCCTGCTGAGGCGGAGGGCTATACTTCGGACTGCGGCTGTGAGAGCAATGCAAACCTCGATCTTGGCAAGATCGTCAAGATCGGTGTTGGTGCTGTTCTGCTCATCGGCGCTGGTGTGAAGTATGGCATCCCTGCTGCAAAGAAGGGTTTCAAGCACATCAAGGAGAAGATGGCCAGCAAGAAGGCGAAGAAGGACGAGGTCATCGACGTGGAGTCGACGGATGTGACTTCTGACGAGGAAACTTGTGAAGAGGAGAACTAATGTCAGATAAAGCGAGAGCTGTAGAGAAATCTGCAGCTCTTACTTTTTTATTTTGAAAGGACGACAACATGGCAAAAATCGATATGCCCACGAGCAGCCTGAACCAAACCCCCGGTCAGCAGCCGAAGAAAAAGCTGGAGAAGGTGACGACCGGCAAAGTCACGGTACGCCAGCAGACTGATATTCAGAAGGTGGCAAGCGCGTTTCTCGCAGAAGACCTTGCCACCGTGAAGGAGCGCATCATCAACGACTATGCCATCCCGATGCTCAAGAACGGCATCTGGAGTATTTTCAGCTCGGCACTGAGCCTTATGATATTTGGCGAGGACAAATCCCGCTCGCAGAGTTCGAACTATGTGCGCGGCTCCAGCAACAGCTATGACCGCTATTACGCCAACCCCAACCGGAGTCAGCCGGCGAACCAGCGGGTCATCCCGAACTGGCAGAACCTGATTTCAGACTCCCGGGCGGACATGGAAGAAATCCTCGACCAGATGTGGGAGGCCATCCGGGAATACGGACAGGTGTCCATTGGCGACCTCTACGACCTTGCGGGCATGACCTGCAATTTTACCGATAACAAGTATGGCTGGAAGGACTTGACCAGTGCATACATCAAGAACATCCCCGGCGGGTACAGCATCGAGTTCCCGAAACCGGTGCCTCTTACTTAACAGAAAGGACTGATATTTTATGAAAAAAGAAGAAATGATGCTCAAGGCTACCCAGATGCTGGCAAAGGGCAAGTTCAAGCTCAAGAAAGCCGGCCCCACCATTATGATCGTGGGTGCGGCCATCGGCGGCGTGACGGCGGCTGTTCTGGCCTGCAAGGCAACGCTCAAGGCGGAAGAGATCATCGCAGAGCACAACGCTCAGGTCGAGACCATTCACGCCACCAAAGCACAGGTGGACAGCGGCGAAATGCAGCTGAAAGATGGCGAGACCTACACGGCAGATGATATGAAAAAAGATATTACCGCCACTTATGTCCACACCGCCGTATGGCTGGCAAAGATCTATGCCCCTGCGGTGACGCTGGGCAGCCTCTCGCTGGCCTGCATGTTCGGCAGCCATCATATCATGTCTAGGCGCAATGCAAGCCTGACTGCGGCCTACATCGCCATCGACAAGGCCTTCAACGAGTACAAAGGCCGTGTTACGGAGCGCTTCGGCGACCGTGTGCAGCACGAGCTGGAGCACAACATCAAGGCTGTGGAAGTGGAGTCTACGGCTAAGAACGAGGACGGCACCGAGGAGGTCATCCGGGAGTACGCAGATGTTGCGCGGGAAGCCAATGACCCGTACTCCATGATTTTTGACGAGAGCTGCAGCCTCTGGGAGAAGGACTCCATGCTGAACGCCATGACCATCCGGAATGTAGAGAGCGCGGCGAACCGCAAACTCAGAACGAACGGGCATCTGTTTCTGAACGAAGTCATCGACATGCTGGACCCCTACGGCAAGGGCTGCCACCGGACGGCGGTCGGTCAGGTCGCAGGCTGGATCTATGACCCGAAGGACGAGACGAAACAGAACTGTGTTAGCCTCGGCACGCACTGCTATGTTCCGGGCAATGAAGCTCTGAATGACTTTATCAACGGCGACGAGCGTTCTGTGATACTCCACTTCAACTGCGACGGACCCATCATCGACAAGATCTGAGACTGATATTTTGGAGGGATAGTTATGGCAAGGATCGCAAAGAGACTCTCTTATGTATTCGCAGTCATGGCCGGGGTGTGCTTTGCTTCCGGTCTGGCTGTTCTTGCTGAGTGAAAGGATATTTTGCTATGGACAGTTTAGAAAACGTGTTCCTGTTTCTGGACTATCTGACCGACACCCAGCGCAAGCGCCATGTTGTGGGAGGCGTTCTGATGAGCGTCTCCCTTTTCTTTGGCGGGCTGGCATTCACCCTGATGACCGTAAAAGGAGAACCCGATGAAGAACGCAATGCATGATATTTTGCTCTTTGGCGCTGGCTTTGCAGCCGGAGCTTACTTTATGCACACGGTGATGCGGCGTGCTTATGACGAAAAATACAGGAAGGAGGTGCAGGACTTGAAGGCACACTGGGAAAAGCGGGAAGCCAATCTCGACGAAGAGGTCGAGAAAAAGGCAAACCAGAAGGGCTTTGAGCTGGCGATGGGACCTTACCGCACCGAGAGCGACCCGGAAGATATTCGGAAGCCGGAGCAGGCCATCGAGATCATCGAGCCGGATGAGTTTGGCGCAGATGAGAATTATGAGACCAGCTTTCTGAGCTTCTACGCAGATGGCAAGCTGGTATTCGACGGCGAAGACGAGCCGATGGATGAGGATGATATTTCCAGAGCCATCGGCGATGAGGCCTTAAAGCACTTCGGCGAGTTCATGCCGAACACCATCCATGTCCGAAACCACAACTATCACAAGGATTACGAGATCCTGCAGGTGAACCAGAGTTTCTGTGACCTGCACCCGGATGAGGAGGACGAATGATATACACAGACCTTGCCGGTCGATATTTTGACTGGCTTTATGAGCGGGTCTGTGGAGACTGGGAGCCGAGGGGGCTTTCGTTCCACAGACTGCTCACTTTCTTATACAACCAGAACTTTACCCCGTCTTGTGAGCTGGATGGGGCTCGCGCAGAGGACGGCCTCGACCTGCGATACCGGTTTGCTCAGACGCAAAATGTCGTGTATCAGGACGTTCAGGACGCTTTCGCCGGTATTCCGTGCAGCATGCTTGAGATGATGGTGGCACTGTCCATCCGCATCGAGGAGCATATTCTGGAAGATGCTGCGTCCGGAAACCGGGTAGGACAGTGGTTCTGGAATATGGTCGTGAGCCTTGGGCTCGTGGCCATGGATGACACCCGCTTCGACGAGGAGAGGGCGCAGAGTGTGCTGGACCGATTCAATGCCCGGGAATATCAGCCCAACGGTGCCGGTGGACTTTTCACGCTGATGCATCCGAAAGAGGATATGCGCCGGATTGATATTTGGTATCAGCTGATGGGCTGGCTGGCGGAAAATGAAGCCTGATATTTATGTATCGAAGGTCTGCATCACGATGGAAGGGGTTATTGAACAATTTGTTGATGATGAAAGAGTTTTGATGCGAGTCACATCGTGCCGAAACATGGAACACATTGGTCGGCTGATATTTACCGACCTGAATTACTGGAGGAAAATGAACAATGGAAATGATGAATGTCATGTACGAACTGGCGACCACCAAGTCGGCTCTTGAGCTGGCCGAAAAGACCATCCGGAAGCAGAAGGGCAAACTCTTGAGAAGGAACATTCTCATCGCGGGACTTGCATGGCTGGGCTTTACTGCTTGCAGGATGCTGGGCGAGAGCGACGAGAAGCTTAAGAAAGCGGAGGCAAAAGCACGCAACACGGAAGCAGAGCTTGCTATGATGCACCACAACTATGACCAGCACGGCGAGGAAGAGAATGACTCTCCGACTGTGCCTGAAAACGATATTTGCTGCGACGGCAAGGCCAGCATTACGAAGAAGCCGGAATAAATCTCACAGAAAGGAGGAAATCGATTCATCATGAGCGATTTCTTCAAAATCGACACCCGCCCGGGAAAGCGGGGCGTAACGGAGATTTATCCGAAATTCATCGTCGGAAAGCCGAACGATTTGATGATACGGGGCTCGGACTTCTATGCCATCTGGATGGAAGAGCGGGGGCTTTGGAGCACGGACGAGCAGGACGTCATCCGAACCATCGACCGGGAACTTCGTACCTATGCAGATGAGTACCAGAAGACCCATAACAACGGGTTTCATGTACTTTATATGTGGGATGCGGAGTCCGGCATGATCGACAACTGGCACAAATACTGTCAGAGGCAGATGCGTGATAACTTCCATCCGCTGGATGAGGTATTGATATTTTCCAACACTCCGGTCAAAAAGGAAAGTTATGCCTCGAAGCGTCTGCCGTATCCGCTGGAACCCGGAAGTATAAACGCCTATGACGAACTCATGGGCGTTTTATATTCTCCGGAGGAACGCGAAAAGCTGGAATGGGCTATCGGTGCGGTTGTGAATGGTGCCTCGAAGGAAGTTCAAAAGTTCATTGTGCTGTATGGTGACCCGGGAAGCGGTAAATCTACGGTGTTGAATATCGTCCAGAAGCTTTTCGAGGGCTACTGCGGCGTGTTCGACTCGAGGGCGCTGGGTTCATCCTCCAATGCATTCGCGCTGGAGGCGTTTAAGTCGAATCCACTTGTTTCTATCCAGCACGACGGTGACCTTTCCCGCATCGAGGACAACACCCGGTTGAACTCGCTGGTCTCCCACGAGACGATGCTGGTCAATGAGAAGTTCAAAAGTCAATATCCCACGAGATTCAACTGCTTCCTTTTCCTTGGTACCAACAAGGCAGTCAAGATAACCGATGCAAAATCGGGCCTTATCCGAAGACTCATCGACGTGACACCAACCGGTAACAAGCTGCCTGCTAAGAAGTATCTTGACCTTGTGGACAAGGTGAACTTTGAACTTGGCGGCATCGCATGGCACTGCAAGGAGGTCTATGAGGCAAACCCACGCCAGTACGACGATTACATCCCGACCCGGATGCTGGGAGCGTCCAACGACTTCTACAACTTTATGCTGGACTCCTTTTATATTTTTAAGAAGGAAGACGGCGTATCGCTGAAGCGTGCGTGGGCCATGTACAAGGACTACAACGCCGAAACGAATGTCCAATATCCGTATTCGCGCAGAGCATTCCGTGAGGAGCTGATGAATTACTTCTCTGATTACAAGGAAAGGGAAGCCGATGTGAACGGGGAGCGCGTTCGGAGCTACTACAGTGGTTTCAAGGTGGACAAGTTCCCTGAGTTTGCAGACCCAAAACCTGCGGAAGAGGGAATATCTGAGCCGCCTGCTTCATCATGGGTCGAGTTCAAAGAGCAACACTCGCTTCTGGATGATATTTGCGCGGGATGCCCTGCACAATATGCCAATGAGAACGGAACCCCGACCGATAAATGGGAAGATGTCCGCACGACGCTGTCCGACCTTGATACGGCGAGGCTTCATTACGTGCGGATTCCGCAGGAGCATATCGTCATCGACTTTGATATTCCGGGACCGGATGGAAAGAAATGCTTTGAGAAAAATCTTAAAGCTGCATCCAAATGGCCCCGGACTTATGCGGAGCTGAGCAAATCCGGTGCGGGCATCCATCTGCATTATATTTACACAGGCGATGTTACAAAGCTCAGCCGCATTTACGACGAAAACATCGAAGTCAAAGTATTTACCGGGAAATCTTCACTGCGGAGAAAGCTGTCGAAATGCAATGATATTTCGGTGGCTTCCATCAGCAGTGGTCTGCCGTTGAAGGGAGAAAAAATGGTCGATGCAAAGCAGGTCCAGAACGAAAGGCATCTTAGGATACTGATCAAAAAGGCACTTGCCAAGGAAATCAGCCCCTACACGAAGCCGAATGTGGATTTTATTGCCCATGTCATGGAGGAGGCATACGAGGGCAACGTGGTCTATGACGTGGACGATATGCGCAATGCTATCCTGCTCTTTGCCGCAAGCAGCACGAATCAGGCTGATATTTGCGTCAAGACGGTGGCAAAGATGCATTTCAAGTCCAAAGAGGAAGCAAAGAGCGAGACTGATATTTTGGAGGCCCCTATCGCGTTCTTTGACTGTGAGGTTTTTCCGAACCTTTTCCTCATCAACTGGAAACTGGCAGGCGAGGATAAGCCGGTTCATCGCATGGTGAATCCTACCGCCAGCGAAGTCGAAGCACTGACAAAGTACCGGCTCGTCGGCTTCAATAACCGCAAGTACGACAATCATATGCTTTGGGCTTGTATGCTGGGGTGGACGACGGAACAGCTCTATGCACTGTCGAACCGCATCATCAACGAACATACCGGTTTCTTCGGTGAGGCGTATAATCTGTCCTACACGGATATTTACGACTTCTCTGCCAAAAAGCAGAGTCTGAAGAAGTTCGAGATCGAACTGGGCATCCATCATCAGGAGCTCGGATTACCGTGGGACCAGCCCGTGCCGAAAAGCCTTTGGGACAAGGTCGCGGAATACTGCGACAATGACGTTCTGGCAACAGAAGCCGTGTTCAACGCACGTCATGCAGACTTTGTAGCCCGGGAGATCCTGGCAGATATTGCCGGACTGACGGTCAACGACACGACCAACACATTGACCACGCGCATTATCTTTGGCAAAGAGAAACATCCAAAGCTTGTCTACACTGACCTTGCTACCGGCGAACAGGATTCGCTGACCGAGGTCGAGCCTGATATTTTGGTGTCCAAAAACATCATCAATGCCTTCCCGGGTTACGAGTGGGTCAAAGGCGATGATGGCCGGATGCACAACATGTTCCGTGGAACAGACCTTGGTTTGGGCGGCTATGTCTATGCCGAACCTGGTATGTACTGGAATGTCGCGCTGCTGGATGTGGCATCGCTGCACCCACACTCGGCGGTCGCCATGAACTACTTTGGTGAGTACACCAAAAACTTCAATGACCTTATGGATGTACGTATCTATGTAAAACATAAGGAGTACGACAAAGCCAAGAAGCTCTTTGGCGGGAAGCTGGCCAAGTATCTGGACGACCCTGCGCAGGCGAAAGCATTGGCGCAGGCACTGAAGATCGCCATCAACTCGGTGTATGGATTGACCAGTGCGACCTTCGACAATCCGTTCCGCAACCCCAAGAACGCCAACAACATTGTGGCGCTTCGAGGGGCTTTATTTATGCGCACTTTGCAGGATGAGGTACAGCAGCGTGGTTTCACGGTTGCCCATATCAAGACTGACTCCATCAAGATCCCCGGTGCTACGCCGGAGATCATCGACTTCTGCATGAAGTTTGCAGAGAAGTATGGCTACCAGTTTGAGCATGAGGCTACCTACGAGAAGATGTGCCTCGTGAACAATGCTGTCTATATTGCAAGGTATATGGACGCAGCTGACTGCAAGGCTCGGTATGGATACGTGCCGGGAGATAACGAGAAGGAAGGCGGAGAGTGGACGGCCACCGGTACTCAGTTTCAGGTTCCGTATGTGTTTAAGACGCTCTTCTCTCACGAAGATATTGTGTTCAACGACCTCTGCGAGACCAAATCGGTATCGAAGGGCGCTATCTACCTCGATAAAAATGAGGACTTGGCCGAGGGAGAGCACAATTATATTTTTGTCGGGCGCGTTGGCCAGTTCTGCCCTATCAAACCAGGATGCGGCGGCGCGCTGCTTGTGAGAGAAGCAGGCGTCAAAGACAACGGTGAGACCAAGTATGACTCTGTGACAGGTGCGAAAGATTATCGCTGGTTGGAAAGCGAGATGGTCTATAACCTGCATCTGGAGGACACTATTGACCGGTCTTATTTTGATAAGATGGCAACGAAAGCTGTCGAGGCCATTTCCGAGTATGGAGACTTTGATAGCTTTGCCTCCGATGATACCGGGCTGCCGCCTTGGCAGAAGCCTGATATTCCGTGGGACGATGTGCAGGACGAAGCTGCACAGAATTTTGATGTACGATAAAAAGGAGACTGATATTTATGATTAACAAACGCCAGAAGGTATCTATCGAGAATACTCGCTTCATCTTTACTACCAACTTCAGCGGCGACCCCAGCCGCGACCGCTTCGGCTCCAACAAGCGCCGGGTCAATCTGGTTCTGACCGAAGACATGGCGCATCATCTGATGGACATGGGCGTAACGGTCAAGCAGACCCGTCCGAATCCGGAAAAGACCTATGATGAGCCGTTTCTTCCGACCTATTTCGTTCCGGTCAATGTCAACATGGAGTCCAAGTGGCCTCCGCACGTCTACTGGGTGACCACCACCGGCAAGAAGCTGCTCTGTGACATCGATATGGTCGGTCAGCTGGATTACATCCGCGTCAAGAACGTCAACTGCCTGTGCAACCTCGTAGAGAAGCGCAACAACCCGGGAGAGTTCAGCCTGTATGCCGATGTCATGTACGTAGAGCAGGATGCTGACTCTGACCCGTATGCAGAGCGCTATGCCCGGTTTGCGGCTCCTGAAGCAGACATGGCAGAGCCGAGCGACCCCACCGAAATTCCGTTCTGAGGTGAAGCATATGAAGAAACTGTTTATCAGCTGCCCTATGAAAGACCGTACCGAAGCCCAGATCCGTGGGACCATGATGCAGATGCACAACATTGCAGAGGCCGTCTTTGGAGAAGAACTGGATGTTATCCAGACCTATATTCCTGATCCTCCGAGTGGCATGAACCAGGCACTTTGGTATCTCGGCGAAAGCATCAAGATGCTGTCGGAGGCCGATTACTTCATCGGCGTATATGATGAAGAGAAAGCGTACCATGGTTGCGCAATCGAGAACCAGGCCGCAAAGGCTTACGGCATTCCCAGTTACACCATCAACCTGAACTATGTGGCTCGGGATGTCGTCGAAGCACGGGCGAAAGAAGCTCGTAAGTATAGCTGCTTCGGTTACTAATCAATGATATTTCGAGTGCCGGGGTCGGTCCTTGGTCCAATGCTCCAGCCGGTGAGCGCCCACGTCGCAAATGGCGGCTCTAAGGAAACAGCTCGATTTATATTTTTGATGTGCAATTTGGGAGGTTGACAGTATGAAAGTTCTGAGGGTTCGCCCAAAGCATTACCCTGAAGTGATCGACATTGACTGTTCTCTGGAATCGCTCCAGAAAGAGGTGGAAGGCCCGATTCAGGCTGTTTACCCGTGGGACGATGAGGTGGCATTGATTTGCAACGAAGAAGGAAAGCTGTATGATGATTGCATGGAGAAACTCAACCGGACGCTCGACGGCCCTTATGGTATCCCCATTGATATTATCGTTGGAACATTCCTGATTGTAGGCCTCACGGAGGATGATTTCGGTGAGCTTTTGCCGGAGTTCGTCGAGAAGTACGAGAAGATGTTCCATCAGCCGAGAAAGTTCGTCACCTACACGGATAGCGAAGGTAAAGTGCATCTCGACGTTGATTATTGTACACCTGAAGAATAAGCACATGAGAGCCCTGGAGAAATCTGGGGCTCTTTTATTTGAGTCATTAGCATGGGCTGTACGGTGGGTTCGATTCCCGCATGACTCGCAACCGGGCCAAAGAGCCTGATATTTGAACAATAGAAGGAGTAAGGATTATGAGCAGAGAAAAAGTAAAAGAGATCGTCGATTACATGGTTTCGGAGGGTATGCAGAACACCAACTACGGCTGCTGGGCCTTTGATATTCCGGAACTGTGCGACAAGTTCGACCTTCCGCTGGAATGGTTCTATGAGCACAACGATGATATTTGCCGCGAACTCAACGAGCGTGATGAGGTTGCTGATTACGAGCAGAACTACGACTGGAACAACCATCCGCTGAATTACAACCTGGTTTACTACACGGACTTCTGCCATCTTGAGGAGGCGTAATATTTATGGGCGGACTTCGCAGAGTAGATAAGGCTTGCAATATACGTCCTACTGCAAAAAGCACGGACTTTACTAAGAAAAAAGAACTCTGGAAGGTGTTCAGGAAGAACCGGAAAGAGCTCTTTGCTTATACCGTCAGAGGGGAGGGCGAAGACGAGGAAGAGGCGACGATCTCGCTTCTGGCCTACGAGAATCACTGCAATAAAAGTGCCATTTATGTGACGTTGGAAATGAGGTGAGCGACCTGATGGCAGGTGTAACGCTCTACGACTATCAATTAGATGCGATTAACCGTATGAAAATCGGATGCATCTTATGCGGAGGCGTAGGAAGCGGAAAATCGAGAACGAGTTTGGCGTTCTACTACAGACTCTATGGTGGACAAATAAACACAAAAGAATATGCAAGGATGACAGAACCACCGGATCTTTATATCATCACGACTGCCCGGAAACGGGATACGGGAGAGTGGGCCGAAGAGTTGGCTCATTTCTACATGAGTACCGATCCAGAGCTTGATATTTACAAGCATGCTGTGACGGTCGATTCGTGGAATAATATCGAAAAGTACGTTGGTATAAAGAATGCCTTCTTTATTTTCGATGAACAGAGAGTAGTTGGCAGCGGTAAATGGGTTAAGTCTTTCCTGAAAATCACAAAGGAAAATGAGTGGATTCTTCTGAGCGCTACGCCGGGGGACTGCTGGACCGATTATATTCCGGTGTTCATCGCAAATGGTTTCTTCAGAAATCGTACGGAGTTCAATAATCAGCATGTTGTATACAGTCGTTTCTCTAAGTATCCGAAAATCGACAGATATTTGAACACACAGCGACTGATACGGCTGAGGGAACTGATTCTGGTTGACATGGACTTCGAGCGGTCCACAGTGTCCCACCATGAGAATATTTTTGTGAGCTATGACAAGCCGAAGTATTTGCAACTCTGCAAGAATCGCTGGAATCCGTGGGAGGACAAGCCCATCGAAACGGCCAGCGAGTTTTGCTATTCGTTGCGTAAACTGGTCAACTCGGATTGGAGTCGGCAGCAGGAAGTCCTTGATATTTGCATGACGAGGCCAAGAGTGATTATATTCTACAATTTCGACTACGAGCTGGATATTCTACTCGGGTTGAACTACGGCACAGGGGTTGAGGTTGCTCAGTGGAATGGTCATAAACACCAGCCAATTCCTGACGGCGACAGGTGGGTTTATCTCGTGCAGTACAACGCCGGGGCAGAGGGCTGGAACTGCATCAAGACGGACACCATTATATTCTACAGCCAGAACTACTCCTATAAGATTATGGAGCAGGCCGCGGGGCGAATCGACAGACTGAATACGCCGTATAAGGATCTCTGGTATTACCACTTAAAGTCCCGAGCAGGAATAGACCTCGCTATTTCAAGGGCGCTGAACTCAAAGAAAGCGTTTAACGAAAGGAAATTTTATGGAGCATGATATTTATGATTCTTTGAGGCATACTGCTACGACCTGTGAGCAACTTGCAGATGCCTTAAACGCGATCGCGGAATGCTGCGAGAAAGTGACGGCTTATTTTATGGACTTGTTTGAAGAAATCAAGGGGCAGCCATTGAAGATGATTCTACAGAAGCTGCGTCCTGACTACAAAGACAAGTGCAAAATCCGGTGGCTGGATATTCCCAACAAGGTTATGCAGGGAAGAATCAGGAGGTTCTGCTAATGGGAAATATTTCAAAGAAAAATAGAAAGAAGCTTGTCAAAGTTCTCAATGCTAATTGTCATTGCACGAAGACTTTCAACGATTCCATCGTGACATTTTATCCATATCAGAGTAGTCCGTTATCTGCTGTTTGGAAATATCTGGTCAGAAGGCCTGATGGTGTTTTTATTGGGCGTTTTCTAATTCTACCAGAGGAGCCACTGATCCCTGTTAATGCAAGATACTGTTTGATTCATTGTCCGGAGCAACTTTTTAATCCAAGAGCTCACATTGAAATCAATAAGCAAATTGTTCAAAGACTGAGGGATTGCTCTCAACTTTATGCTATTGAGTATACATGGAGGAAACATAAATGATTAAGGATTCTGGAGACCGCACCGAATTTGAAACTGGTGCCAAACGCGACATGCATGCAGGGAAGGGGCGGATGGACCTTCTGCCCTGGTATGGCATCATGGAGGTCAGCAAGCACTGCGAGGAGGGCGCACTGAAGTATGGCGAGCACAACGTGGATAAGGGTATCCCTCTGCATTCGTTGCTGGACAGTGCTTCTCGGCATCTGGCAAAGTACATGGTCGGCATGGACGATGAGGATCACCTGCGCGCTGCCTGCTGGAACTTGCTGTGGGCTCTGAACCAGCGGGAGACCCATCCGGAGTTGGATGATAGGTTTGCAGTAAAGATGAAAAGCTCGAACGATGAACCACTTATCACAGTTGTCTGCAGTTCCTGTGGTAGCCATTTTGAAGCGCCGACCAAATGGTGGGTCCGCAAAAGATCACAGTATACCAATATTCCAGACGGAGTGATGACGACTTGCCCTCATTGTGGGAATGTAACAATCGTTCGGGAGGTAAAAACTGATGAATGACTGGATGCGCGAAGTGGACTATGCAACCTACTGCCCGAAGTGCAAAAACTTCAAGGTGCTGGAGACGGACGAGCCCTGCAATGAGTGCCTGACGGAGTGTGCGCGGGAGGGTACGGTGAAGCCTCTGAAGTTTGAGGGAGCAAAGGTGAAAATTAAATGAGAAATATGTCTAAGAAGACACGAAAACTTATTGATCGAAAGGTCGTCCATAAGTATTTCTGGTTCAATTATTTGGAGGGAAGCATATTCTATCACTCAAACCATGTTTGGCCTGCACGTTTGTGGATTGGTGATGCAGTTGACCATAATGACAATACTCAGTGTTGGATGTATGTGCCAGCTCATAAAGAATATGTGCAGGCAATTCTGATTGTGAAAAAGGGCGCGCCACTTTCTCATAAAGTTTCTGAATGGATTAACCGTCGCCGAAAAGAATTTGGATGCAAAAAAGGAGGACTTCGTAAAAATTATGTTGCGCAAAATCGTTGATTTCGTCAAAAAGATATTCTGGACAGAGCCGTGGAGAAATCTGCGGCTCTTATTTTTTATAAAAGGAATAAGAAATATGCTTCAGAAAATTATCGCGTTCGCTATCAACTTCCTGACGCTCAGCTCTCCATATGACTGGTTGATGGATATTTTTAAGGATGCTCGCCAGCGTAAGTTCCTCAACCCTCTGCGGGAGCTGGAAATCGCGGAGAATCACTTCAACTTCTGTGAGCAGGAGTATATGCCGGCGGCTATTTTCGAGCTGTGCTCTGCGGAGAGCAAGGTCGAGAGATTGACTGGAGGTGTTATACTGTGACGTACTATCATCAGATTTATCGTTGCCGCAAATGTGGGAATGAGTTCTGCCCGGTGACGGTACATACCGAGACTGTCATGTATATTGAGCTGAATAATTTCCTGAACAGGGTCAATGGCGAACTCGAGTGGGATCACAAAGAGATGCCTTTAGCACCGAGGCTGTATAGGGCACATACATGTCCGAACGGTGACATCGGCGTTGGGGACTTCATCGGGTACCAGAAGGAGGAGCAATGAGCATGTATGAAAAAATCGGCAAGTTTATTGGCGGCGTTCTGGCGGTTACTATCGCGGCCTGCGCGTGGCTGATAATCATTGCGTTCACCCTGAAATGCCTGTGGTTCATTTTATTCCGGATTCTGCTGTGAGGTGGATGATATGAAAAAACACACCTTTATTTTTTCCTGCACAGACAATGGCGGTGGGCATCAGAGCTTTGAAGTCAGGGCAACCGACAAGCAGGAGGCCATTGAAAAGGGTATGAAATTTGCCAAGAAATATGCCTGTGGCGACATCTGCGGGAACTGGGAGTGTAAGTTGAAGCGGGAGGATCTTTTATGAGATGTTGTCCGGTGTGCTATTCAAAAGTGAGGCCAACTGTATACGGAACAGCGACCACTGGGACAAGCCTGGAAATCAAGTATAAGATTCGGTGCCGGAATTGCGGATTTGGATGCGATAAAGCAGGCAGTGTCATAGTGCAATATGATGAAGAAACGATGAGCCCAATAGCAAATGATCATGGCTTACGGAAACTTATTAGAGACTGGGATTCTATTTTGCGAGATCCCGAAAGAGAAAGGATTGCTAACATATGAAAATCGTTGAACCCAAATACGAAATCCTCACCGATATTTCTGAGGGCGGCATCAAAGAACTGCAGCAGATCGAGCGGGTGGCCCGGGTCTGCTACAAGAGCGAGGACAAGATCACGCCGGATGGTGAGTCGGCAAAGAAACTGGTGGGCTTTCTGGTGAAGCAGGGGCATGAGGCTATGCTGGAGCATTCTCAGCTGAGCGTGCTGTTTACGTGCGACCGTGGCGTGGCCAATGAGCTGGTGCGGCACCGCATCGCGAGCTTTGCACAGGAAAGCACGCGGTACTGCAACTACTCGAAGGAGAAGTTTGAGAGCAGCATTACCGTTGTGGAACCGTTTTATATCGATAAAGAGCAGAATCGCCTGTTCTATCGTAAATGGGTAGAATCCTGCGAATTGGCAGAAAAAACTTATTTTTTGATGCTTATGAACGGCTATCGTCCCGAACAGGCTCGTTGTGTGCTGCCCCTGTGCCTGAAGACCGAAATCGTGGTGACCGCCAACTACCGTGAGTGGCGCAATATCTTCAAGCTGCGTACTCCTGTGGCGGCTCATCCCCAGATGCGTGAGCTGATGTGCCCGCTGCTGCTGGAGGTTCAGAAAAAAATCCCGGTGGTGTTCGATGATATTTACACGTTCTGGCCGGCGGATGACCAGACACGGAAGGGGAGTATGGTAAAAGAATGAGGCCTGCATATGAGAGAAACAATAAGCGTTTTTCTAAAGAATTTGGGCGTACCTGATGGGACTGTAGGTTTTGAGATGTTGGGAGAGGCGCTTGAGAAATCGATGGGTTTTATCCAGCAGCGCAGGCGAATCAATCTGACGGTTCTATGTGCCGCGCTCGGAGATAAATATGGCCAATCGTCGGAATCTATCGATAGGGCCATGCGCAGAGCGCTCGACTTTGTAATATACCGCAGTGGACAGGCTCCAAATCCGAGAATGTCGGAAGTAATGGGCTATGACTGTTACTCGTCAGTATCGCTTCGGAGCTTTTTGTATGCTGCCGCAGGGTGGCTTTTGAAACATGAAGGAGAGATTGAGATATGAAAAATCGTATTGTTTGCTGGGTGATGTGCCTAGTGATGCTGGTGGGCTGCCTGTGTGGGTGTTCAGAGGCTGAAAAGGTCAACAAGAACATCTCGAAGCAGGCCAACTACTTTGAGACGGAGCGGCATATCACGGTTTACAACGCTCGAACGGATAAAGTCATTCTCGAAGCGGAAGGCCTGATGTCCATTACGAACAACTCGTCCAACGAGCTGGTGTGTACCATCAAGACTGGGCCTAATACATATAAGAAAAATTATATAAAAAGGCCTCACATTCGTGTGCTAAGCGAGTGTGAGGCCTGAGTTTTATGGTTTGGTAACGCGAAAATTTCTTGATGCTTTATGAGATGCTTAGTCTCGAAATTATATTTTGGAGGTATGAACTATGAAAGACGAAACTAAAAGACTGATCGGACTGCTGTGGGCCAGCAAAGGGCATATGATTGTTGGCAGCGTGGTAGGCATTGCAGGAATTGCATTTGCAATGCGCGGAGCATACTGGGAAGGAGCACATGCTATGCTTGCTGGCTTGGGCAGAATTGATCTGGAGAAAACTAAGGAAATAGTTGCCGAATTGGAGTATAAAGACTAAGTCGACAACGGAGGCGTGGAGAAATCTACGTCTCTTATTTATTTAGCCAACGAGATACTGTGGATGGAGAAACTTGCAAGAGCGAAGCTATATCAATACCCTTGACGCCGTTCTTGGCTAAGTCTCTAGCCAAAATTGATTTAGCAGTAGACACTCCTTGGGGAAGAACATACGTAGTGAAAATTTGTGACCCTTCTTTAGTAATGGTTTTCGTTTTCATTATGCCATTAGAAAAAACTGCTTTTGCAACTTTTGCCTCAGTTTTGTGGTTTGTTTTGAAGAAAACCTCAATGGCATCCCTTAAACTAGTTGGATTTATAACTCTTGCTAAACTAGAACCCATAATATCCTCCTATGTAACAGTTCTAACAGCGGCCAGTTGCATCGGATTACTGCTACCGGCCTTTACAGGTGCAAGTATAACACCGGAATTTAGAAATAGGTGGATAAATTATTAACAAACACGAACGAAATCATGAACGGAAAGAACGAATTAACGATAAAATCGGATATTCTTAAACATCGAAAAAATTATTAAAGGATAATTTTTGAAAAATCATGCATATAATCGAACATTATTATAAAATACGAGATTCGCCATAATATGATTTTTGCAGACATTGCGATTTTGAAAAAGTTGGCATGAATTGACTTGACGCTAGAATATCTCCATGATATTCTTATACTGAAGTAAGGAGGTGCTTTTATGGCACGAACGGTAAAATGTCCTAGCTGCGGTGCTGAGCTTATGGTGAAAGACGGCAATCGAGACTTTATGTTCTGTGAGTATTGCGGGACGAAAGTGCGGCTCGATGACTATCAGGAGACGCATCGATTCGTGGATGAAGCACGGATTCAGGAGTCTAAGGACGCCAAGGAGCTCGAGCTGAAGAAGATGGAGTTTGAAGAGAAGAAGCGGCATGAGCATGACAAGCAAGAAAAAGCAGCAATTACCGGGCTTGTGATTTTCATGATTGTTGTTTCCATTCTCCTCTGGATGAATGAAAAAGGCGTGATTTGAGCTACTTTAAGAGCTCTTTAACGTCAAAATTGCCCAAAAGCCCACTTTCTGCCCACTTTTGAAAATATTTTTGGCCACAAAATTTAACGTAAATACGTTAAAAATATACGAAAAGCCCAAAAACCCACTTTTTTCTTCAATTTAATAAAATTTTTAATAAAATAATATAATAACTAACGATAAAAAGTGGGCTTTTGGCCACAACACGGAAAATTCACATATTCCTAACAGTTTTCACTTGAACCAAAGTATGCAGAAGTGCTATCGTTGTCGCAACGTATAACACACAGCTCTGATGAGGTGACTACTATGAGAGATGCTGAAAATCATGGTCTGGATCGGGCCCATAGTTTCTCAAACGAAGATGGTTTTGAGGAATGGATGACATGCGATGCTAATGGCAACGAAGTTCATTGCTATGACAACGGAAGCGTAGAAATTCATACTAAAGAACCACTTTGCCGCTTCTGCGCAGTCCCACTTGTCAAAGCGAGCCGCAAAACGTGGAAGTGTCCACAGTGCGGTAAACGTCGTACATACGAAGGGATAAATAAGCAGTTTTACAGTTTGGCGGATTATACATACGGCAGCCATCCTTTATGCGACGATTATGGTGCATTCATGAACCACGATGAAGGTACTACTTATATGGTTGGCCCGAACGAGCTGTATACAGAGCTGACTTCTGGATACTAAGCATTAAATCAAACAAGTCTCTGCGCTAATCACGCAGGGGCTTTTCTTTTTGCCCCAAAACCCATCTCGCGTGAAAAATTCACGCGAAAAAATCTGCCTCTTTTATGAGGAGGAGTAGAATGCGTCTCAGACGTGCTCTACTCCTTTTTTATTTTGGAGGCTGACATGCTAGAAAACACATTCAAGACCGGCTTGGTGAAAGAGCTGAAGTCTCGCTTTCCCGGCTGCATTGTGCTCCACGCAGACCCTAACGAGATACAGGGTATTCCTGACCTCGTGGTTCTGTACGAAGACACATGGGCCGCACTGGAAGGCAAGAAGTCAGCAAGAGCATCTCATCGCCCAAATCAGGACTACTATGTAGAAAAGATGAACGAGATGAGTTATGCTGCTTTCATCTACCCGGAGAACAAGGAGGAGATACTGAATGAACTGGAACGATCATTCCAAGCTCGTAGGTCTGCACGCCTTTCTGGGTGCGAGTAAGTATCATTGGATAAACTATGATGCTGCACGCCTTGCCGAGACCTATGCCAGCTATCAGGCCAAGGAAAATGGCACAAGACTGCACGCATTTGCGGCAGAGTGTATTGCTCTTGGTCAGAAGCTGCCGAAAAGCAAAAAGACGCTCAACGCCTACGTCAACGATGCCATCGGCTTCCGTATGACACCGGAACAGGTGCTCTATTATTCGGGCAACTGCTTCGGAACGGCAGATTCTATCACTTTTAAGAACAACTTACTGCGAATCCACGACCTCAAGACCGGAGCTGTTCCTGCACATATGGAGCAGCTCTTTATTTATGATGCACTTTTCTGTCTGGAGTACCGCGTACACCCGCAGGACATCCAAATCGAAAACCGCATTTATCAGAACGATGATGTCTTTACGGTCAACCCGACCGAGGCCGAAATCAAGCCTATCATGGACAAAATCATTGAGTTCGATAAAATCATTACGGAATTGAAGTTAGGGGAAGCAGCATGAATCCGATTGAAAAAGACATCAAATTCTTTTATGGCGTGGACGACGAGACCGACAGCCTCGAACACTACGGTACCAAGCGCCACTCCGGCCGCTATCCTTGGGGCTCTGGTGAGAATCCTTACCAGCGTTCCGGTGATTTTCTTTCCCGTGTGGAAGAGCTTGAAAAAAGCGGTAAGTTTACTGAAAAAGAACTCGTTGCTCAAATAAATGCCACACTCCCCGAGGAGTATAGGATGAGCACGACAGAGTTCCGATATGCTCGAAAGGTGGCCGCTAATCAGCGAAGAGCGCTTCAGTACGATCAGGTTCGTGCATTGAGAGAAGATGGTTTTGGATGGGTCGAAATTGGAAACAAGCTCGGTATTTCGGAGTCATCGGTGCGCTCTATTTATAAAGGTAACGCCGGTAAAAAAGAAACCGATACCAAAGCACTTGTGGAAACCCTGAAAAAAGAGGTTGACAAGAAAGGCATGGTTGACGTTTCCGAAGGCGTCAATCAGGTCCTGGGTGTTTCGCCTGACAAACTTGACGAAGCAATCTATCGACTTGAGGCTGAATATGGTTATCAGCGCTACGGCGTTGGCATTCGGCAACCTACCAATATTAACCAGCAGACCAATGTGATGGTTATTGCAAAACCTGAGTACAACCAGAAATATGCGTATGAGCATCAAGGTGACATTCAGTCTTTGGGTGACTACCATTCGGATGATGGCGGTGAGACATTCCAGAAGCTCCAGCGTCCGTCCAGCATGAGTTCCGACCGCGTTGCGATTCGCTATGGTGACGAAGGCGGTCTGGACAAAGACGGTGTTATCGAGATTCGGCGCGGTGTAGATGACCTGAGCCTTGGTAACAGCCATTACGCACAGGTTCGTATCATGGTGGATAACAGTCACTACCTCAAAGGTATGGCTGTCTACTCTGACGATGTGCCTGATGGATATGATGTCATTTTCAATACGAATAAACCCTCTGGCACACCCAAGATGAAGGTGCTCAAGCCCATCAAGGACGACCCGGACAATCCCTTTGGTGCAGCACTGACTGCAGCAGGTCAGAGCGAATACATTGGCGCTGACGGTCAGAAGCATCTGTCTCCTATCAACAAGCTTCGCGAGGAAGGCGAGTGGGACACGATGGCAAAAAATCTGTCCTCACAATTCCTTTCTAAACAACCCATCAAACTCATCAAGCAGCAGCTCAATCTTACTCTGGCCGACCGCAAAGCCGAGTACGAAGAGATAATGCAATGTACCAACCCGACCATCAAGCAGAAACTTTTAATGGACTTCGCAGACACCTGCGAGGGCAACTCCATGACTCTAAAGGCTTCTTCTTTCCCCGGTCAGTCTACCAAGGTCATCCTGCCGCTGACCAAAATCAGCGAGAAAGAGTGCTACTGCCCGACCTATGAGAACGGCACACAACTCGCACTGATTCGCTATCCTCATGCGGGCACTTTCGAGATTCCTATCGTCACGGTCAACAACAAAAATGTTAGCGGTAAGCGGAACTTCGGCAACATTCAGGATGCTATTGGTATCAACTCCAAGGTTGCAGAGCGTTTGTCCGGCGCAGACTTCGACGGTGATACGGTTGTTGCTATCCCCATTTCCAGCAAGGTGGCTGTCAAAGCAACGCCTGCGCTGAGAGGGCTGAAAGACTTCGACCCCAAGACTGCTTATGCTGTCCCGGAAGGCAACCCGAATGGTGTGCGCCTGATGAAAAAGGAAGAAAAGCAGAAAGAGATGGGAATCATCTCGAACCTTATCACGGACATGACGCTTCGCGGCGCTCCTCCTGAGGAAATCACCCGTGCAGTTAAGCATTCGATGGTCGTCATTGATGCAGAGAAGCACAAGTTGGACTACAAGCGGTCTGAGCGGGAGAATGGCATTCAGGAACTGAAGAAGAAGTGGCAGATCCGTGTGGATGAAGACGGCAATGAGCGGTTTGGTGGTGCATCCACGCTGCTGTCTCGCCGCAAGCAGACCGTATATGTCCCTGAACGTACCGGAAGCGCTCATGTTGATCCCGAAACGGGAAACCTCATTTATAAAGAGTCCGGACGTACTTATATTGATCCAAAGACAGGCAAGCGAGTAGAGGCGCAGACAAAGGTCAGTCTTATATCGCAAACCCCCGATGCGCAGACACTCTCATCTGGTACAATACAGGAAAATTTGTACGCTGATTTTTCTAATCAGTTGAAGAACCTCGCTAGAAAAGCACGGTTAGAAGCCGTACATACTGAAAATATGGAATATAATCCAGCTGCGGCAAAAGAGTATCGGACTGAAGTTCAATCTATTGATGCTAAGCTGAAAGCTGTGATAGACAACAAGCCGAAGGAACGCCGCGCAATGATAATTGCCAACGCAAATATCAAGGCTAAAATTCAGGCACAAGGTCTTGACCCTAAGAAAGACAAGAAGGAAATTAAAAAGATTTCTGCTGTCGAGATGCAGCGTGCTCGTGATTCGGTTGGGGCAAGCGGAAGTAAAACACGTATTACGTTTACCGATCGCGAATGGGAGGCTGTCCAAGCTGGAGCAATTACGCATACTAAGTTGACGAAGATTCTCAACGCATCTAAGCCGGACGAAATCGTTAAACGTGCGATGCCGAAGACAGCAACTGTAATGACCAGCGCGAAGATGGGCAAAGCAAAGGCGATGCTCGCCAACGGCTATACCTATAACGAGATTGCAAAAGCTTGTGGTGTTCCTGAGTCCACTGTTTACAGTGCTCTGAATAAGTAAGGAAGGCTTTGAACTATGATTCGATGCTTTTTAACAACGACCGATAACCCTTATAATCCCTACAGCCAGTTCGACGACTGGTATCGTTTCGATATGGATAAGGGCTACAACTCCTGCGGACTGCTGATGCGGCTAGCCTATACCTCTGACCAGCTGACGGATGCAGAGAACGCATACGAAATTGAGCAGGCTATTGACAAAATCATCGCCAATGACCCGCTCAACATCTACAAGAAGCTCAAGATGGAGGTCGAAGACGACACGACCCTTGCGCAAAGCGCGTAAGGGGATAGGGAGGGGGTCGCAAAATCAACACCCCCTCTCAAATCGCGCCGGTCTTTGATATTTCTCCGGAGGGAAAATTGATATTTGGGCTTTCATGTCCTATATCAGACTCCGTTGATATTTTACAAAGCAAAAACGCCAGTATCCGAACCTCCATACGGATACCAGCGTTTTTTATACTCAGTTGTTCTGACTCTCTTCAACAACTACACTCATATAGGAATTGAAAATTTTGAGAGCGCCGATGATGTTCTGATGCATTTGCTCCATAGTTACAGGGACGCAATGAGTGTGCTGTGAATCAGAGAGATATTTGGATAACTGCCGAATTTTCTTGTTTCACATTTCGAGTACACCTCCTTTCTTTAGGGATAGATGTATACTGCTTTCTCCTTTGGTACCAAGTCTATCGTAAAGTTGAATAGGAGTCAATATATCGAATGTGCGAAAAACTCATTAGAATTTCGCGGCTTTATAGGACAACTGACAAAAGCAAACTTGCCGAGGTCTGGGGAGTAGACCGGGCTTCGGCGGTTTTTCTAAGGGTTCACGGGTACACGCCCTTATTATACCTTTGTGATACGGGTATGGATACGTTTTCATGATCGTTCAACCTCCAATAGAACTTTCCCAAAATCATTTCCTCCTTTTGTGTCGAGTTACTGCTTTGCTCTGACATACCCGTGAACCCTTAGAAAAACCTTTTATTTTTGCCATGAAGTTACTCATGACAAACTTTGCAAAAACAAAAAAACGCCAGCAATGGCGGGTAAACCAAAATCTGGCGGATGAGAACGCGAACGATATTTGACAGAATTTTACAGAAAGGATGGTGCCGGAAATGGGCGCAAGAAAAACTTCCGGCGCTGACTTGCCCGCAATGAGGCCGGCACTGACTCCGGAAGCGAGAGAAAACCAGATGATCTCACTGGCGATGGACTTGGTGGAAAAGCGGATACGGGAAGGAACAGCCTCTTCTGCAGAGACCACCCACTTCCTGAAGCTGGCGACGAGTAAGACGATGCTGGAAAAGCAGAAGCTCGAGGAAGAGAACAAGCTCCTGCGGGCTAAGACTGAGGCCATCAATGCAGCAAAGGACAACGAGGAGCTGTACCTGGAAGTGCTCAAGGCCATGAAAGAGTATTCCGGCGAGGATGATGGCGAAGGAGAAGAGTATGAGTGCTGAGGTGTTCCGGATGCTTTGGGTCGTGGCAGTCCCGGCGTTGTTTGGAGAGGTGTTCTGGTTCGGTGAATACGGCGGCGTGAACGAGAAACAAGACAATATGGTGTGGGCCGTGTTTCTTGCGACAGTTACATTCCTGATTGCGGGTGCATTTGCAATGGACCACGGGTACATCTGAGAAAGAGGCGGCTCTATGACAGAGTTCGAGAGGATACTATTGTCGAGCTTCCTTGCATGTTTTGCGGCCTTTCTGCTGGCAGTATGGCTGGGGAAGAAACCGGATAATACCTTGAGCTGGATTGCACTTTGCGGGGCGGACCTACATGGCATGATATTACTGGTGTACGAACTCATGAGGACACTGAAATGAAAAGCTACAGCGAAATGTGCCGATGTGGGACATTCGAGGAGAGGCTGAAGTATTTACAGCTTCACGGGACGGTGGGAAAGGACACCTTCGGGTTTGACCGATACCTGAACCAGGACTTTTACCGCTCAAAGGAGTGGCGGCAGTTCCGTGACAGGATCATCGTGCGGGACGGAGGCTGCGACCTCGGGTGCAAAGACCATCCTATCGCAGACATCACAGCCAGCGGAGGAAAGGTGAGCCGGGCGCGCATTACGATACACCACATCAACCCTCTGACGAAAGAGGACATTCTCGAGCACCGGGAAGCACTGTTCGACCCAGAGAATGTTATCAGCGTGTCGGATGCAACACACAAGGCCATCCACTATAGCACCGGAGGCGGGCCGAAGATACCGGATGGTGAGAGAACAGCAGGGGACACCTGCCCTTGGAGGAAATAGGATGAACTGGACGACGGCTTGGCTTACCATGAAGCAGGGACACAAAGTGAAACGGCGGGGCTGGAAGGACGCCTACTGGCATATTTCCGGCACGGAGCTTCTGATCCACACGGAAAACGGCGAAGAGGTCAACTTCCGCAAGGTCAAAGATATTGGCATGATGCTGAACGTGACCTGCTGCGACGACTGGGAACAGGTTATGGAAGGATAAAACGATGATGGGCCGCTTTACCTGACAACGAAAGAAAAAACAGAGGAGGATTCAAAATGGACAACGAAGCTATGATGAACCGCGCAAAGCAGCTGGTGGTGGACTACTTCAACAGTCATGTGGACGCGACCGACGGCAAGAAGCTGACGATGGAGGATGTGTTCATCGTATGGTTCTCGAAGACCTTGCAGAACTGGAAGGCACTTGTGAGCACCACCGTATCTGACGGCATGTACTATGAGATCACCCACAACGGCGACAAGAAGGAAACCTACCTTGACGTGTACAAGAAGTGGGAGAACCAGTGCATTGCGGACGGAAACACCGCACATTGACGGAGGCGCAGCATGGACAGCATCCTGACAAGCGTGAAGAAGCTGCTGGGGATAGCGGAGAGCTACACGGCGTTTGATGCGGACATCATCATGCACATCAACGCGGTATTTCTGGTGCTGCAGCAGCTGGGAGTCGGGCCGGAGAAGGGCTTTGGCATCGTGGACGCAAGTGCCGTGTGGGACGACTTTCTGCCCGGAGACGAGCGGGTGAAGGCCATCGCGTCCTACATGGGCGCAAAGGTAAGGCTCGCGTTCGACCCGCCGCAGAGTTCGACCGCCATGGAGGCGCTGAAAAATACCGTTGCAGAAATGGAGTTCCGGCTGAACATCGAGTTTGATAAAACAGAGGCATGACAATGGAACTGAACGAAAAGCTCATCTTTGGCACGGTTTTGCGCTCAACCGATGAGTCAGACGAATATGGCATTTGCAGGAAATGCGCTCGATTCAAGACAAATGCATGTCCAAACGCGGCACGGTGTTTCAGCACGCTTCATAAGCCTTATTTCGAACCTAAAATGAACGACTGACAGGAGAACTGAATCATGGCACTCTCGAACACGGCCACGCCCATCTACTACGGCCGGTTCAGGGAGGCCGTGATGCGGGGCGAGATACCTGTCTGCCGGGAAATTTCAATGGAAATGAACCGGATCGACGACCTCATCGCGAACCCGGGCGTTTACTACGACGACAAGGCCGTCAACGGCTTTATCAAGTTCTGCGAGAGGGAGCTGACACTGACCGACGGCAGTGATCTGAAACTGCTGGACAGCTTCAAGCTCTGGGCGGAGGAGATCTTCGGCTGGTACTACTTTGTGGAGCGGAGCGTGTACGTGCCGGACCCCGGCGGACATGGGGGACACTACGAGCGCAAGCGTATCAAGAAGCGGCTCATCACCAAGCAGTATCTCATCATCACCCGTGCGGCCGCAAAGACCATGTATCTGGAGTGCTTACAGGCCTACTTTATGACGGTGGACAAGAGCACGACCCAGCAGGTGACGACTGCCCCCACCATGAAACAGGCAGAAGAAGTCCTCTCGCCGTTCCGGACAGCACTGGCGCGGGCGAGAGGGCCTGTTTTTAAGTTCATGACCATGGGCAGCATCCAGAATACCACGGGTGCAAAGAGCGACCGGGTGAAGATGGCCTCCACCAAGAAAGGAATCGAGAATTTCCTGACGGGCTCGCTGCTGGAGATACGCCCCATGACCATCGAGAAATTACAGGGCCGGCGCGACCGTGTGGCGACCGTGGACGAATGGCTCTCCTGCGACATCCGGGAAGACCCCATCGGTGCCATCGAGCAGGGCGCAGCCAAGAACGAAGATTATCTCATCGTGGCGGCAAGCTCGGAGGGTACTGTCCGAAACGGCTGCGGTGACACCATCAAAATGGAGTTGATGGAGATCCTGAAGGGCGAGTATGTCAATCCGCATGTCTCCATCTTCTACTACAAGCTGGACTCTATCGACGAAGTAGGCAAGCCGGAAATGTGGCTGAAGGCGAACCCGAACCTCGGGCAGACTGTGAGCTACGAGACTTACCAGCTGGATGTGGAGCGCGCGGAAAACTCGCCCGGCGCACGGAATGATATTCTGGCCAAGCGCTTTAACCTGCCGATGGAAGGCTACACCTACTTCTTTACTTATGAGGAGACCCTGCGGCATCGACACCGGGACTTCTGGCAGATGCCCTGTGCCATGGGCGCTGACCTTTCGCTGGGCGACGATTTCTGCTCGTTTGACTTCCTGTTCCCGCTGGAGAACGGATATTTCGGGGTGAAAACGCGGGATTACATCACCAGCTACACCCTCTCACAGCTTCCGCTGGCGATGCGGCAGAAGTACGAGGAGTTCATGAACGAAGGCACTTTGCAGGTGTTCGACGGGACTGTGCTGGACATGATGCAGGTTTACGACGACCTCGACGCCTACATCCTGCAGAGCGAGTACGACGTGCGGGCCTTTGGCTACGACCCCTACAACGCGAAGGAATTCGTGGAGCGGTGGACGCAGGAGAACGGCCCGTTTGGCATCGAGAAGGTCATTCAGGGCGCAAGGACGGAGAGCGTGCCGCTGGGCGAACTGAAGAAGCTGAGCGAACAGAGAAAGCTACTGTTCGACGAGGCACTTATGGAGTTTGCCATGGGCAACTGCATCACGCTGGAGGACACCAACGGGAACCGGAAGCTCTACAAGCAGCGGCACGACAAGAAGATCGACGCCGTGGCGGCGCTGATGGATGCCTACGTGGCGTGGAAGCTGAACCGGGATGCATTTGAGTGAGGTTACATATGAGAGGCGACTGGTGGGATCATATCGCCCATGCAATCAGTTTGAAGTGAAGGCAGG